ATAATGCCTTATCATTATGATGCAGGAAAAGAATATTCATATCATAATTTTAATGATGGCTTACAATGGAATGATTATTCAGGTGGCTTAATATTTGGTTATAAAATAAACAAAAATTTAGGTACATTTGTAGAAGGTAAATACAACAAGTATTGGAATAGAGAGTGGTATGATTTTAAATTTGGTGTTAATTATATAATATTTTAAAAATGACTAAAGAGTTAAACGAAGATACAACTTTTAAGCTGAGTTTAAAAACTCTAGCTGGAATAGCTGTATTAATATTTTCTATGGTGGGTATGTGGTTTGCTTTACAAGCTGATATAGAAGAAGCAAAACAATTACCAGAAGCTGAAGTATCAAAAATGGAATTTGATATGAAAGATAAAATGGTTCGTGATGCAGTTTTAAATACAGAAAAAAATGTAGAAAAACTAGAAGAACGAATGATTAGAATGGAAGATAAAATGGACCAATTAATTTTAAGATAATGAATACAATTTATAAAATGTTAGTTATATACTTTTTAACTTTATTTTTTGTTGTTACAGCTATTGTAGAATTAGCTGCACAAATAAAAAAAGATGGTATACAGGTAGTTCAATTCACAGCTAGTTTTAATGCGGATAATGAAGTAAATTGGTTACCAGAATTAAGTGAGTGTAAAACAACTACAATAAGCATAGAAGAAGGAGACTGGCAAAAAAAATATAAAATAGCAATAGTACCTACTCTTATTATATTTGATGATGGTGAAGAAGTTAATAGATTTCAAGCTGATTTAAGTATGGCTTTAGCTGCAACTAAAGAAGAAGTACAAGAAGCTATTGAGGAAATTATAATGAATAAATTTTAATATGAAAGATTTTATAGCGATTATAGTATTTACAATAACTTTATTATTATTTGGTTGGAATTTTGCAAATGCTCAAAACTCATGGGTACAATTTACAGTACAATATGATTTTTATGCACCACAAGAATCAAACTTTACATTTGTTTCTAATGCTAATGGAGATACATTATTATATCATGCTCCAACAACAACTTATGAAACATTAGATACAATTATTAATTGTAATGCAGGAGATTATATAATTGCGTTAAATGATTCTTATGGAGACGGATGGTTGTCTAATCAACCAGCTTCATTTAAAATGCACAACTTATGTCAAGGTATGATATTAAACTTTGACCCATTAACACAACAATTTTTTACATTAGATACATTAGTTAACATTTTACCTTGTGGTCCTCCAGTAGCAGGATGTATGGATACTAGTGCTAATAATTATAACCCTAATGCTACCGCAGATGATGGTTCTTGTGTTTATCCTTCTTGTAGTGGAATTATTTGGTCTAATGCTTATCAAAACTGTTTACCAGGAGGTCAAGCTTTAGCTATATTTGAATGGGAAACATCTGCAAATAATCCAAATTGTCAAGTAACAAGCATATTAATTTCAAATGAAGAAGGTTTAGGTCCATATACTTATGGAGGTTCTTGGTCTTCAGGAGGTCCTCATAATTTTGCAGTATATGCTGGTCAAGGACAAATGCCTCCTAATTGGGATGTAGAATATTATTGTCAATTAGTTTTCGCAGATGGTAGTGTTTCAGATACAATTATTTATACTCCTAATCCATGTATAGATGGATGCACTGACCCTACACAAATATCTTATAATCCTTGGGCTACTAATGATGATGGGTCATGTGCTGGTACAACTTGTGATACTGTAAATGAGTATCAAATTACAATGGAAATTACATTAGATAACTGGCCAGGTGAAACTGGTTGGACAATGGTAACAAATGCTGGGCCAAATGTAGAATCACCATCTGGAACATACGACTATAATGATATAGGGCAAACATATACTTATACATTTTGTGTAAATCAAAATGCAGGATTTGAACTTATAATAAGTGATACTTATGGTGATGGTATGGCAGGTTCTACTTCAGGTGGAACTATGGATGGAATGTGTGTAATATATGATTGCTCAGGTGATACATTGTGGTATATGGATAATCCAGGTTTTGGAAGTGTGTTATATTCAGGAATCACAGTAGCTAACGCTTGTCCTACTATACCAGATATATTAGGTTGTACAGATGATGACTATGTAGAATATAATCCTTTAGCAAATATTGATGATGGCAGCTGTGCTACATTACATACTTATGGTTGTACAGATTCTTTAGCATTTAATTATAATCCTAATGCTACAATAATGGACTTAGTTCCTGACTGTGGCTACACCTTAACTATTAATGATGGTGGTGGTGATGGCTGGGGTAATTCTTATTTAGGTGTTTACCAAAATGGAGTTTCATTAGGTACTTTTACAATGGGGCCAGGAAATTATTCACAATCATTTCCATTAATATTAGATTCAGATGCTCCAGTAAAAGTATATTACTTTGAAGTTGGTGGACCGCAAACTCCTCCAGAAGAAGTACAATTTCAAACATGGCATAATTCGTTTACATTAGTTAACGATAGCGGTGTAGTGTTATTACAAGAAGGAACAAATCCTTTTGCTAATAATGGTCAAGGAGCTTTACAAGCTTTTAGAGCACCTTTTTGGAGAACTTATGAAGCTTTACCTTATTGTGGAGATTACTGTATACCAAAAGTATTTGGATGTATGGACAGCACAGCATTAAATTATAATCCTAATGCTAATACTGCTGATACTTGTATAGCTATTGTTTATGGCTGTACTAACAATTTAGCTGTTAATTTTAATCCTGTTGCTAATGTAGATGATGGAAGTTGTATTCCTTTTGTTTTTGGTTGTATGGATTCAATAGCATGGAATTATAATTTCTTTGCTAACATAGATGATGGTTCTTGTATTTATTTTGGATGTACTGATTCAACAGCTTTAAATTATGATTCAACAGCAAACACAGATAATGGTACTTGTGTATATCCAACTTTAGGTTGCACAGATGCTACTATGTTTAACTATAACCCAGCGGCAAACGTAGATGATGGTAGTTGTATACCTTATATTTATGGGTGTACTGATATTACAGCATTTAATTATGACTCAACAGCTAATACTGATAATGGTAGTTGTATTGCTGTTATATTTGGATGTATAGATTCTACTATGTATAATTATGACCCACTTGCTAATACTGACAATGGTTCATGTGTACCTTATATTTATGGATGTACAGACGCTATAGCTTTAAATTATAATCCAGCTGCAAATACTTTAGATAACTCTTGTTGTTATATAGGAGGTTGTACAGATAGTACAGCTTTAAATTATAATGCTAACGCTTGTTTTGATGATGGCTCTTGTGTTCAAATTGTAGTAGGGTGTACAGATATTAATGCTTACAATTATAATCCTAATGCTAATGTTTCGGATTCTTTAGCATGTTTATATGATGCTGGATGTATTACTGGAGCAGGTAATCCTTACTGGTTAAATGATATTTGTTACGCTTGGGTAATAACAATAGATTCTTATTGTTGTGAAGTAGCTTGGGATGGTTATTGTCAAGCTCAATATAATTATTGTGATTCTGGAATACCTTTAGCTATAGAAGATTTAAGAGATGGTCAATTATATATATATCCTAATCCAACTAAAGATATACTTAACTTAACAGGTATGTATAAAATAAATGTTATTATTTTTGACATGAAAGGTAATAAATTATCAGAATTAACTAACATAAATCAAATAGATTTTAGTACTTTTGCAAACGGTATTTACAACTTAAGTATAAGTTATAACGGAGCATTAATTAATCACAGAATAATAAAACAATAATGTATAGGTATAATGCAAAGCTCCTGAGAGTAGTTGATGGAGATACAATAGATGTCATGATAGACTTAGGGTTTGACATCCAAATAAAAAAAAGAGTTAGATTTTTAGGAATCAACGCACCTGAGTCAAGAACCAGAGATTTAGAAGAAAAGAAAAGAGGTTTAGCTGCTAAAGAAAGAGTTAAATGTATATTAGCTGAAAACGAAACTTTTGAAATACACTCTGAGGAGTTAGGAAAATATGGGAGAGTTTTAGGCAGTATATATATAACTAAGTTAGATAAAAAAGATTTTATGACTAAAAAATGTTTAAATGATATTTTAGTATCAGAAAATCATGCAGTTGTTTATTTTGGTGGCAAAAGATAGTATTAACTAAATAATTTATAAAAATGGGAAAAATTAATTGGATAAATTCATGGAAAAAAGGAAACAAAAAAGATAAGTTTAATTTTGAAATGAGAATAGGAAGAATAACATTATTTGAATTAAAATTTTGTTTTGCTTCTTGTTGTAATAACAAAGAAGATTGTTCTAAAACTTTTAGACTTATAGTTTTAAACTTTGGATTTGAAATATAGTGGTAAAAATTAATAAAAAAAATAAGGAGACAACAACTAGGAGGGATGCTACATCTGTAGCCCCTTCTAAAAAATTTAAAATAATTAAAAAAGATAATACTCCTTTGCCTGATAAATTTTTACCTAAAGCAAAACTTAAAAAATTAAAAAGTTATAAAGAAAGAAAACAAGATTTAAATGAATCTATTTCTAAAATAGTACAAAACGATAAAACTCCAAATAAATTAGCATTAAGGAGATTATTAGATATGACAGCTTTTATGGAAAACTCTTATGGAGCAGATTCAACTGCATATAATAGAGATTATACAAGTTCTCAAATGTCTTTAGATGACCCAGCACTAAACAATTTACTAACTAAACCTACAAAAGATATTATAGATAAAAAAACTGGTGAAGTGATAGGCAAAGAAGAAGTTAATTACACTAATACTCAAACAGATTATTTTAATAAAATGAAAGATTATGGATTTACTAAAGAAACTATAGTAGATTCTTTAAAAGCAGATAATCCAATGGCAGCTGTTTTTATGGCTAGGTTTCAATATGGTAAAGTTGCTGAACCTTTACCTTCTGGAAATAATTGGGAAAACTATTACAATTATTATCAAAATCATTATAAAGTTAAAGGAACTGCAGATAAAAAAAGATTTGAGGATGGATGGAATTTAATGATGAAAGGAGAATTTAATAAGTAATAATATGAAAATTGTTTTAAAATTATTATATTTGTTAAAATAAAATAAATTATGGCAACATTAACAGCAGCATTAACATTAACAGGTACAGACATAACTAGTGATGCTCTTAGTTCAACAGTATCTAAAGATTTAACTGTAACATCACCATTAGTTAATATATCAAAAATAACAGCAACAACTACAGGTGCAAATAACATCATACAGCCAGCTACAGATGGTCAAACTTATTATGTTTATGTTAAACATACAGGAGTAGATGCTAGCGGAACAACAGTGACTTCAACCTTAAATGTAGAACTAACAGGTGATGTAGTAATAGGTAAGTTAGCTGCAAATGAATGGATGTTTATGCCAGTTGGAGGACACTCATTAGGAGTTCAACTACAGGCATCTGCAACTACAATAGTAGCAGAATATGCTTACTTTACTAAAGGATAATATGAACTTAGAAGTACTAAGATTTAGTTCTCAAGAAGATTCAACAAGTGGAATACTTTTTTTGGTTGATGATGATAGTGACACAAAAACATTTTTATGTTACACTTTAGAAGACGAAAAAAGAAATGAAAAAGTTCGTGGAGAAACTAGAATCCCAGCTGGTACTTATGAAATTAAACTTAGAAAAGAAGGTGGTTATCATAAAAAATATTCTGAAAGGTTTTCTAAAATTCATTGTGGTATGTTGCATGTTACCAATGTTCCTGATTTTGAGTGGATTCTTATACACTGTGGTAATACTGATGAGCATACTTCAGGATGTTTATTACTCGGAGACACACAAGAAAACAACAAAATCAAGAAAGACGGTTTTATAGGTAAGTCATCTCAGGCTTACAAAAGAGTTTACCCTGCTATAGCAAAAATATTAGAATTAGGAGGTCAAGTGCATATTACATACACTGATTTTGATAATTAAAATATATTTTATATATTTATCTCATAAGTTTTCTTTCTACTTATGGGTTTTTAATTTTTTTTGGTAGGGGCCTACTATTCTTGTGGGCTCTTTTCCTTTTCTAATCTTTCTTTATTCTTTTTTTTATCGTTTTGCGATTGCAATTTTCTACCTATTAAGACAAGTTTTTCTTGCCAAGGTTCTAACTCTTTTTGATTTTTATTTTTCATTTGCCTTGACCTCTATAAGGTTTTTTATATCCATGACATCCAACACTTGCATTTTTAGAATGAACTCCTTTTCTTTTCTTTTTCTTTTTTGCTCTAAAAACAAATACATTTCCTCTAGCCATTTTTATTATTATTTTTATTGTTATTTGTGTTTTTTACTTTTTCAAGCGACCTTCCGCCAAAGTACGCCCCAATTACAGTTATGAGGGTGAGCTGTAACAAATCTATCCAGCTAGGCTTAACTTCAAACTGTAAAGCTCCAGCGTCCATAAAGATAATTAACACTGTGCTAACTGTAAGAAATATTAAAGTCATAGGTCTTATGTTTTTAGAAAGCCACGAGTCACTTTTCATGTCAGCTTCCCAACGCCTAGTTACCTGTTCTTGTGCTTTAGATTCTGCATCTAATAAAGCTTTTTGTATTTCATTTTTTAATTTTATTTTTTCTTCTTTTGTAGTAACACACTCATCAATAATACCTTCAGCGTTATCAATTAAGTTGTTAAAAACATTACCGAATAATTTACTTATCATAATTTTCTAATTTAATTAAAACAGTTTCTAAACTGTCTATTACTTGTTCTACACTATCTATATAATGTATTAGTTCTAAAGAGATTTGTTTTTCTTGAGCTATTCTTTTTTCTAAACTATTTTCTTTTTGCATGTTAAACAGCCAGTTTATAAAGAAAAGAAAAGCGACTCCGAATATTATATTTTTAATCATTTTTTATAAGTTTAATAGTTTCAACTACTTGAGACTGATTGCTAGGCATATAAAGTTTATATTGTAAATTATTATCTTTTAAATATTTTTTGAAAAGTTTCCATTTCAACACAAACACATCAGTCTTTAATCCTTTGCACTCTATTATCCAATTATCCTCTAAATTACAAAAATCTGGCAAATATGTTGTATTTTTTATGTTTTTTTGTGCCTTTACAAAAGTTGTTTTCTTTTTCTTTTTTCCTTTCTGCCAACAATCTGGAGTATAATTAAAACCTTCTATTAAATTAAATCTATGCTCCTCATAAGAAAATTTTATTTTATTTTTTTTTAATTCTTTATAAGTAAACAGTTCAAGATTAGACCTAAACTTTATTCCATCATAGATAGATTCTTTAGCGTTTCTTACTCTTCTTTTATCTTTCTTTTTTCTTCTTATCATTTTTTATTTTTTTAACTACTGAATAAATGTATTTCATCCATTCATTATATCCTTCTCTATGTTCTCTTTTTTGTTTTTTTATTTTTAAAGGCTTCATTTTAACATGTGTTTTATTTTGTCTGAGTTTAAATGATAATCTAATTTTAATTTATATATAAGTTTTGCTAAATTTTTTTCCTTCTTAGTGAAGGGATAACTTATAACATTAAAACTTTCTTTATGATTGTTTCTTGGTATTAAAACTAATTCTGAGTCACTGTTATCTCCACCCATAACTTTTTTAAAATTATTATTTTTTATAAGGTCTTTTAGGTCTGAACATTTTATCATCCATATATTTTCTTTTTTTAAGTTTCTAAAAAAATAAACAAACCAATCAGCTTTTGTTTTTGATACTCCGCTAGGTCTTTTTTTATATCTTATTTCTATAGCCATATTTCCTGTATCATTTTCTTTATCAACAAACTTGTCTGTTTTTAACTCAAAAAATAAATGTCTATCTAATTTTTTACTAAAAGCTTTTATATCATATTTATAATCTAAATTTAAATTATTTATAATTAAATCATTCTTAATAAGATATATACAAAACAATATCTCAGAATCTTCTCCGTATCTTAAATCTTTTTTAAACTTATCAAAACTATCCATTGTTTTTAAATTTATTTAATAGTTCATAACTTGTATACGTTGTTTTTATTGTATCTAAAGGACAAAAGTTAGACATATCTAAAAATCTATTTGACCTTCTATCAAACTTTAAAGTTTCTTCTCCTGGTATACCTACTAATTTTTGGAACTTAACTTTCTGTACACTAAACAAAACAGATGTATCATATATATCCATAGGGTTTACTCTGTGTAAACAAATAACATTATCTGCTTTGTTAAACCAGTTTTGACTACCACTAATATCATAAGCAGTTGGTTTTTTATAATATCCATTTTCATCTTTATCCATCTTTCTAGGATGAGCAACAATAATAAACTTTAAATCGTTGACCTGCTCAAATCTTCTTATTTTAGTTAAACAATCTCCTATATAAGTTGTTTCGTCTTTTCCTTTAAAATCGTGGTCTATTTGATTGAAAGGGTCTATAAGGCAACCTTTTATACCATATCTCATAACAAGATGCTTAAACTTATCTAATATATTATCTAATCTAAAATCATCTTCAGGATATATAACGTAAAAATATTCATGTAAAAAATTTAATGCTTGTTTGTATTCGTCTATACTCATTCTGTCTTTTTTATCTAAGTCAGAAGTATTACCTATATACATTTCAGCAAGAGTATCATACAAGTCTCCTACTGGATAATTCTCAGGAGAAAATACTCCCCATTTCCAACCATACAATACAGAGCAATTTAACATTATCTGTAGAGCCATCATGGTTTTACCACTACCAGGAACTCCTGTCCAAACATCAAGTTCAGAAGTTCTCATGTTATAATGTTTGTTTAAAACTTGATAACCTGTAGTTAATCCTTTTTTCTTTCCATTTTGGAAAACATCAAACATATAATCTTGTTCAGACTTTACAGTAAATATACCTTCAACAGGATAAGGTTCAGCAGACAAAATACATTCTTCTAAATTCATAACACCATGCTCCATTAACATTTGGTTAGCATCCTTAATACCATCAGGCATCCTAACAATAAAACATCTTTCTCTTCCTATTCTTCTACTTAACTCTTCTAACAGTACTCTACCATTAGTATCGTTGTCAGAACATATATATACATTCTCTACATCTTTAAAGTATTCCCAACAATTATCTAAATAAGAAAATTTACTTTGAAAGTTTTTAGTTCCAGGATTAGGAGCTCCATCAGGAACAGAAACACAATTAGTTATACCTATCTCTTCTAAAGCTAATTTATCCATCTCTCCTTCTACTATATAAACATCTTTCTTACCCTTAATATCATCAAGACCATAAAATACCTTCTCTGCATCTTTAACTTGTTTAAAGTTTTTTTCTCCATCTCTATATTTTATATTAACAAGCTCACCATCTCTAAAATAATTAAAACAAATAACATTTCTTTTTGCTTCAACTTGAGGCATGTATTCTTCTGATTGTGTTACTTTATTTCTTATAAGAGTTTTTTGTGATATTCCTCTAGACTTAAACCACTCTAACGCTTTGTCTGAAAGTTTAGTGTAGTTGAAGTTTTCAGGAACAACATATTGTTTTTCTTCTTTTCTAAATGTTTTATGTGAATTTAAAATACCTGAATCGCCACAATGATGACAGTGATAAGCACCTGAAGAAGAATTTATAGCAAGACATTTTTCTTTAGGTTTTCTTCTATCATGAGAACAACTATTACATACATGTCTTACTTCTCCTTTACTTTGAGATATTTCTATTAAATCATTTTGCTCACTCATTAAAATAAATCTTCGTAGTTAAAATTTTGTTTTGGTTTTTTGTGTTCTGTTTCATTTGTGTATTCATCTTTCCAATGTTCTCCATTTAACCATGTTAAAGGATTTTTTCTGTATTTTACATTAGAAGTGTTTTTTACATACTCAGGAACAGATTTTAATATCTCTGCAATAGTTTTTATATTGTATGAAAAAAACTTTTTCTTACATTTTTCAAGTCCTATTTTTTTATTGTAAGTGTTCCAAAATTGTTCAAATAATATTTGTTTATCTTCTTCAGGAGTTTTTTGTTTTTTTGCAACATTAACATTAATGTCTTTAACAGATAAAACTTTTATTAATTTTTCAAATGTATTAAAACATTCTTCTTCTGTGTCATATATAATATCAAGTTTTGGATTTACATTAGCTAAATGTATATTTAGTTTTCTTTCTTCACACTCAATACTAATTATACTTTTAGAATCTATAAATGTATTTTTATCTATTTTTAAAAACATTATGCGTCATATTTTTTATTAAAACTAAAAATTTTTGTATACCATCCTTCATCCTCTCGTTCAAAGTTTATCACAGGAATGTCCTCTCCATGAACCCAGTCATGGCATTTTAAAAATAACATTTCTGCTAGTATTTCTTTTTTTTCTTTGTCTCCTAAATCAGGGTCTATATAAGTTACTTCTATGTATGCTTTCATAATTATGTTTTAATTTAGCAGGAGAAGTTAAAAATAACACCTCCTGCTTTAAAATTATATGGAAATCAACTAAAAAGGTAAATCGTCTTTAGGTTCTGCAACCTTTTCAGACTTAGCCTTTTTTTCTTCAGGTTTAAAAGTGTTAATCTTAACGTAATGAGTTTTACCAAATTGGTCTGGCTCTTTACGAGCACCCACAGTTAAATTAACATACTTTTTACCATTGTAATCATAGATATGTTCTTTTAATTCTGCTAAGTTCAATGTAACATTTACAATAGAACTACCATTGTCAAAAGAAACTTCTCTACCACTACCACAAAAAATATTCTCTGCCATAATAAAAATTTAGTTGGTTAATAATTCTTTTTTAATCCTCTTCTCTAATCTGTAAACTTTCTGCTTTAAAAGTCTATTCTCTTGTTTAAGTTTTTCAACTTCAGTTCTTTTAAATTCTTCTATAAGTTTTCTTTTTATAGTTCTAGGTTCTTGTTGTTTGCCATCTTTTATTATGTCGCAACAATCTTTTAAAATTATAGAGAAAACTTTTTTAAATTCAGGGTCGTAAGTGTACCAGTCTTCAAAGTTTCTGTTGTAATACAACACACTTGTTCTATCTCTGTTTACAAATTTTTTTACAACCTCTTCATGTAAGTTCATAAATCTATGAGTTACAATAGAAAGACACTTTCTTGCCATAGCTGTCTCCCTAGTTCTTGTGTCTGAAAGTAATTTTCTTTTACTCACACCTGTTCTGTTCTTTATGATTTTGTATATTTTAGGAGAAAGTTCCTCAAGCGTAGTTTCTGCCCATTTTTTTCTTATAGTTGGAAACCTAGACTTGATATACTCTTCTTCTAAAAAATAGATTAGTTGTTTGTTATCTAAACAATTCTTTAAATCCGTATTCATCTTCTACATTTAATAGGTTATTAATTACTCTTGCACTTTTTACAGGAAAAAGCTCAGGTTCTTTTAGATATTTTCTAACTGTAGGTTTTGATAAACCTGTTGTAGCTGAAACCTTATTCCTGGTGAGGTTTTTTAACCTCATCTCTTCTATTAATTTATTCATTTTAATTTGTTTTGGTTTATTAATTTAATTCTTTTTGTAATGATTCTTTTTGGGTTTTAGTCATTTTGTAATCATTCATTTTGCTTTTAACTAAATCAGACTTACCATCTTTAATAGCAGAAAGCATGGCATCAAAAATTTCTGATGTCATTTTTTTGTCAGTTGTTTTTGTAATTGGTTTTGATTTTTGTTGTGCTAAAGCCATAGAAAGTTCTTGTGCAGAACAAACGCTAGAGTCTATTCCTATACCAAAATTAGCTAAAGCCCTACCCCATGCAGATGTTTCACAGTTTTCAACAAAAGAACTTTTATTAATGTAACTAGAACTTTGAACTTCATGGGCATGACCACTAGCTAAAACTCTACCTAATTCATCTTTAATAGTTGCTTTGAATACACAATGAGCATCTGTGCATTGTAGTATTTCTGTTTCTAAAGAAAAGCTTGGGTAACTTTTACGAAAATATTTTAGTCTTTCGTTGACCTCAACATAATCTTTACCTTTGATATTGATTGTTTTTAATTTTTCCATTGTATTTAATTTAATTTAGTTAATCTAATATAAGAAAAATATTTTTACTGTGCAAATATTTTCTATATTTTTTTTAAAACTTTTTCCAGTTTTCTCTTATTTCTTTCAGTAATTTACATTTTTCGTACTCTTCTTCTTGAATATAAAATTGTTCTAATTTTTCTGTTAATTTAAAAAATTCTTTATGTTTTTTACCTACAATAATTTTAACATCATTAATATTGTTAGATATATATTCATATAATTTATCTTCAAAATATATAACAAAATCATCATCATCTTCGTATCCAAACTTAACATTTATACCATCTCCATCACAAAAATCTCTTAAAAAATATTCGTCTTGTCTTTTAATATTTTTTAACACATTATTAAATAAATTAGGCATCATTTCTGCGATAAAAGAAGATATAATAAATTCTATTTTTTTCATATTTTTTATTTAAAGATTTCAAATATTGCGTTAAATAGTTGAACTAGTATTAAGTAAATCATTACAATGAATGACATTAAAATTAACAATAAAAATGGTATAAAAAAACTAATTGACCATATATTTAGTAACAAATCAATTAATTTTTCCATACAGGGTAAAAATCATTTGTTAATCCTAGTTCTACTTCTTTTTTTATATTTTTAAATCTATGCTCTTTATCTTTGTATTTTTTTAAACTTTTTAAACCTCCACGATAAAAACTTATATTTTCTTTAATTTCTTCTATACTGTTACCTGTTGAGACTACACCTTCAAATTTAAAAGGTTTCCACTCTCTCCTAATTTTAACTTCTAAAATTCCGCTAATCAAAAAAATCTGTTTTCTCTCCATCTCTAAAATTTATAATTATAAAAACAAATGCTATAAAAATTAATATAAATGCTAATGCTTCCATGTTGTTGTGTGATAGTGATTTATATCTCTCCTTCCCATAAGAAAGATTCTACTTCTTGGTTTTTATCTACAAAATAATCTTTGTAAACACCTAATAAATTTTTATATTTTATTCTACCTGTGTTCATTGTTTCTTCACTGCACTTATAGACTCCTATATTATAAGGACTTGTTTTTTCTATTACTACAAAATAAAAATCTTTAACACCAAAAGCATCACTATAAAATGCAGATTGTTTGTCATATCCATATTTCCTCATAGTGTATGAAAATTTATCAGGGTGGGCATCAATAGTAGTTTTTATATCTACGATATATCCTTCTTCTAGGTTAACATAATCTGCTTTACATTTACATAAAACGCCTGTGTCTTCATCTTCCCAAACGCTTACTTGTTCTGCTATTCCTCCTGAATTAAGCAAAGTATCACATTCTTCGTATGAATATATTTTATTTCTCATTCTTAAAACAGTATTCATGTCTTCTTTTTTAAGTAAAACTTTACCCTTGTGTTCTTTTTCAAAGTTTGCTATTGTTTCTTTACCATCTTTAGTTCTTCTATTAACTTCAGGGTATTCCATAACTTCCTCTACAAATCTCTCTGGTTCTAAAATACATAAGTGAAATGCTCTACCAAACATCAAGGCAGGGGTTTCCTGTCTCATGTGGGGATTATCTCTATACATTTTATATACTAATGGAGATTTATTTATCCAATTTAGTTGTGAATTTGTAACAAAGTCAAAGTCATTATAATATATATTGTTGTCTTCAAATTTGTCTATAAAGGTTTTAAATTTTTTCATATAATTTAATTTAATTGATTAATAATTTTTGGGTAAGAGCTTGGTATCGCCAATGATTTCTCTCTTATTAAGTGTATAGTAGTTAATTACTCTACAACCATTACACGCCCATAAATTATTTTTTTTTGGTTAATATTCTTCTTACATCTCTAGGATAAAACTCTTTTATAAAATCAAACATATCTTGATTAGAAAAATGTATTCCATCTATTTGTTGTTTAGTTTTACTTTGTCTGTCTGTGATTTCATCTCTACAAACAAACCAACTTCTGTTTTTGTTATTTGATTTTTCTACTTTTAACTTTCCTTTTTGTTTAAGTATATCTACGATTTTATCTATTTGTTTTAATTCTTTCATTTAATTTAATTTTTTTTGTTTAAGGGCAAGAGTTGTTAACAAGTCTGATTTAACTTACCTCGTGAATCTTGTAAGTACCCTTAAAACTCACTATTATAAACACTGCAATATAGTAAAAATATTTTACATATACAAATATTTTACATATTATTTTTATATATGTCCTCCATAATTTTCCCCTACTATATCATATCTTACTTCGTGTTCATTATCTTTTTCGTCCATGCCACCTCCTAATCCAAAACCAAAATCTAAAGGAGCCTCGCTATTTGCTTGGTCTAAATCATCTTCCCACTGGTGTTCATTATCAAATAACCAATCTGCTACTAACTCCTCTGGAATATCCTTTGGTATTTCAATTTCTACTTCACAATATTTATGATATATTGTTCTACTACTGATTTTGACTATTCTCTTTTTATCTTTCATTTTATTTATTTAATTATTAATTTGTTTTAAAATATATTATTAAATCTTCATTTTCTTTACTTCCTTTTCTTGCTACTTCTACTGCATCTGTGCTGTTTAAAATATAGCTTAGGTTTTCTTGAAAACCATTTAGAATATATTTAACCTTGTTTTGTCTATTATCTTTCATTTTATTTATTTTTAATTAAGTTAATATAAAGCGTTTCTATTTCATCATATCTTTCATTGAAGAAATCTTGTGCATCTTCTGTAAACTTGTATGTTTGATGAATAACATTTGACATCAACTTTACATCAGTTTCATCTTCTAAAACAAAAGTATCTTCGTGAAAATTTAGTTCGGTAAGTTGTGTAGCTATCTCGCTAATAAATTCCATTTCGTTTTCATTTAATTTCATAATATTTGTTTTAATTTGTTATGTATTATTGAGTAAACATCATCATCAGCATCTCTACTATTTATAAATTTATCATCAACATTGTTAGGGTAGTATTCAGATAAATCTATATCATGAGTTTTCCAAAAATAATCTCTTATCTCATCCATTATTTCATTTGTAGCTTTATCTACTCTTTCTATTTTTTTTTGTAATTTTTCCATAATTTTTAATTTTTATTTGTTAATACTTGACTTTGTCATTTATTTCTTGTAACTTCTTTGCGTAAATTATACGAATATCTATTATTCTTAAATTTATAGAAAGAAAAAACTAACAAGGTGCGAAGCACCGATATTCTATTGGATAATTTACTATAATAATAGCGTTGTATCAAAGGATAGCTATATCTACTTCTTAAATTTATCTTATTTTGACTACCCCCCCAGATTATCTGATACTTTTCCATGTTTAAAATGATGTTAATACTATTGCTAAAAAACTGATTGCTAAAAAAGAAAATATTGCTACTTCCATGCTTATATTGTCATTAGTTTATTAATTCTTTTTTCTTTTTCATCTAAAGATAATTTTGACCAGTTGTCAGGTTTTATGATACCTTCGGTGGCAAAAATAATTCTTTCCTGATTTTTGATTCTTTGCTTTCTGTCGTGAGTTCCATTGTCTACTAAGTTTAAAAATAGTTTCATGAGTGTTGTTGATTCCATATTGATTTAATTTAATTGGTTAGTTTTTAAGGTTTAGGAGAACAAGTACAAAAAAGTACTAAACTGAAGAAGAACAAAAGAATGTGTACTTATTCCCCCTTTACCTAATTTATAATTTTGCTTTCATAACATTAATATATAGTTCTATATCTTCTTTTAGTTTTTGTAAATCTTCTAGTTTACCTGTAAATTTTGCATTTATTTTTTTTCTTAACAGTGACATATAATATACAAAGTCGTTTGTTTCTATTACAGATTCTTTATTCATTTTATTATAATTTGTCTTAATTATTGATTTCATCTATCCATGTTTGGTGGTCATCAAACAATGGAGTTATGTCTGTATTGTTTTTATCCCATATTATTTTGTCTATCTCTATCCATGTGCCATCATCTGCGGTAACTTGGTGATAGTGAATTGTTATATCTTCGTTGTTTATTTTAGTATTATATTCCATAATTGATTTGTAAATTTTTGATTTTTGATTTAATAATAA